GGGGACTGTACCTTTCCCGACTGTCAATCCAATCAATTTTCGTCTGGTGACGGTGTGTGCCAAGCGTGCCCACCGGGTCGATCGATGCCCGTGCCAATAAGTCCATTGGTGAGCAAAGAATGTTTGTGTGCAAAGGACCAATACGCGGATGGTTCGACTTGCAGTAATTGCAACATTGGATTTACAAACGAAGCCGGGGACGATCCATCCGGAAATGCGACATTGTGCGACCTTGTTCCTTGTGCGGTAGGTCAATATGTCTCTGGTACGGGACATTCGCAAAACTGTGTGGACTGTGACCCCGGAACGTCCAGTCTAGGTGGATTTGTCACGGAGTGCGTCGCTGCCGAATACTGCTTACAGAGTCAGAAAGTCGCATATGGTTTCGCCGCTAGCTCAAACAAATATGGAGGAGCCAGCTGTTCTAGTGCCAGCGACTGTAACGACAAATGTGCCGCGGACGGAACGTGTGAAGGTTATAATACGAGGTCGGACTACATGACTAAACAAATGTACACAGCTGGTAACGGTGGTGATGCAGTCTGTGCAATACAAAATGACGGCACGGTCAAATGCTGGGGATACTCTTCTAAAGGGTTGGGTGACGGTAGCACGTACCGAAGTGATACTCCTATAACCGTGTCTGGAATTTCAACAGCGGTAAAAGTATGCACCCCGGGCTCCAGAGGAGCATGTGCCCTTTTGTCCGATGGTACCATGAAATGTTGGGGACATAATCAATATGGACAGTTTGGCGATGGTACCACAACTAATTCTCAAACTCCTGTACCTGCTGGCTCAGGACTGAACAATATTGTAGACATTTCATGTGCACCCGCTTTTCGATGCGCGGTATTAAGCGACGGCACCGTAAAATGTTGGGGGGCTGCTGTTTATGGTCGCTTGGGAGAAGGAACGTCAGGCAGTGATTGGTCAAACATAAAGGGTCCAACAACAGTAACAGGAATTAGCAAAGCTGTGGCAATTGATAGCTCTGAGATGCACACGTGTGTGGTCTTAAGTACCGGAGCTATGAAATGTTGGGGGGAATCCACGACATATTATCCTAGGTTAGGTTCGTCGATTAATAGCAACCAAGCCACACCGGTCGATGTTGGCAATACTAATAAGGAAGCTGTACAAGTCTTCGCGAGTGCGTATCACACTTGCGCGGTAATGACTGACGGTACAGTCTATTGCTGGGGAAGGAACGATGATGGACAAATCGGTTCTGGTTCCACCAGTACTGTGTTTACTAATCCAACACAGGTTTCAGATATTACAAACGCCATAGATGTTTCCCTCGGTTATAGTTATTCTTGCGCAACATTAAGCGATGGAAAAGTAAAATGTTGGGGGAAAAATGATAAAGGACAATTGGGAGATGGTACGACGACAGAGCGAAGAACCGCTGTTTCGGCTTGGGAGTACGATATTTCAGATGTCAGTATATCACAAATCATCGCGGGTGGTCGGGCTAATGCAGACGCATTTGTATGTATTTTGTATTCGAATGGCGACGTGAAATGCAGAGGAAGAAATGATCAAGGACAATTGGGCGATGGAACCAAAACCGACAGTTGGAACACGTTGAAGGACACCGGTATTCAAGGATCGTACCCATATATTTTTACAGGCGTGTACGGACCACCCGTATATGGAGACGTGGGCAGCATATCATTGACAGAGGTTGCCTCCACAACCAATGGGTGGAGATACAGCGCCATGTCAACAGACGGGGCGAAGAGATTGGCGGCAACCTCTAGTGCCTCTGGTTCCCTGTGGGCTTCTATTACCAATGGGGATACTTGGAACAAGAAACTAGATGTAGCACACATTACAAGTATCAGCATGTCTGGCGATGGGACGAAGATCATGGTATGTCATAACTATAATACTATGCTGTTATCCACTAACAGTGGCGAGTCCTTTTCGAGTTCGACGGGCTCCTATTTTAACAAGTGTGCGATGTCATCCGACGGCACGAAGATGGTAGCCGCTAGCTCCCCGGGTAAAATATACACCTATGACGGTACTAGTTGGACAGAAAGTTACTCCATTTCAAGAACTTGGACACATTTCTCTATGTCCAGCGATGGGACGAAAATAACGGCGGCGGCAAATTGGGTCCCAATAATTTACTCTCATAATGGCGGCGCATCGTGGCTTGTGAGTGACCTTCCAACCAATAAAGCAGCGATAGGGTTGACCTCCTCGGCAGACGGGATGAAGCTAGCGGCGCCGATTTATAATGACAAAATATATTATTCTCATGATGGCGGTGTTACGTGGTTGGCGAGCGACTCTATTACGAGCAATTGGGCGGTTGACAATTCAATCACCTCCTCAGCCGACGGGACGAAGCTGGTGGCGGCGGCATTTAACTCCAACTTTTTGATATCTACCGATAGCGGGGTATCGTGGGTGGAAGACAGTGCACAGCACGCTGGAAGAGATTGGAGAGGTCCTGTCATGTCCGCGGATGGGACGAAAATAATGGTAGGTGTGTCTTCTGGTAACTTGCAGATGGGCGAACTGACTTTTTCGGCTGCTATTAAAACGACTTCGGAAAATTCCATAGCCAGAACAGCGGCAGGGTGCGTCGATTGTCCCGCCAAATACGAAAACGATCAACGCACGCCTTTATTGGGCAACGGTACCTTGAACACGTGCGTACCGCGTTTATGCCTCGATAACGAATACTCAGATGGTTCCCTATGTCAATCGTGCGAACAGTACACCGGTGCCGCGTCCGCTGGAATCAATCCCACCGACGTGCTCACCACCTGCTCGCCCATGAAATGCGGAGAAAACCAGTACGTAGAGAACCACGAATGCAAAAACTGTGATATTTCCAAAGAATATCGCGCGGCGGGGGATCACATCTTTGGAGGAGACACGCACTGTTTCTGTAAAGACAACAGCAAGGTTGTAAATGGCGTATGCCAAGAGTGCGAAGAGGGCTCCAGCAATCCCAACATGTGCTACTCCGGATTACAGGACCATTACTGTACCTGTATCGAAAACTATTTTGTAAACGCAGGATTGTCCTGTGAAAAGTGCCCGGGAGCCGCCACAAACGCGGCTGGTGATTACCCAGGCTTTGGACAGACCCACTGTACTTGCGGGGAAGGACAAAGAGTACAAGACAACGCATGCGTGTTCTGTGGCGCGGGACGGTTGAGAGCTGCTGGTGACGAAGCCAGTGGAGCGAATACCGAATGTTCCTGTGCCTTTAACGAATACGTGTCCAGTGGAGTGTGCACGACCTGTCCCGAAAACTCAGAACGTCAAGCTCAAGACTTCCAAGCCAACGGCGACACTACGTGTACGTGCAAAGAAGGCTTCAAGGTGTCCGGCGGAGCGTGCGTAGCAGTAGAAGCAGGTGGAAGTCGTGCCGCTGGCGATCCGGTGGACGGTGGAGATACATTTAGTGCTTGCGACGAAGGATATCACGTTCAGAACAATCTATGTGTCATTTGTCCATCGAACCAAGGTAATCCAGCCGGAAACGATGCCACCGGTGGAAACACGACGTGTACCTGTCTAGTAAATCATTATTCCAACGGCGACGGGACTTGCTCCCCATGTACCAGCGGTGTAATGCCAACCCTCAGCGATCCCTTTACGGCAAACACATGTTTATGTGAAGCTAACAAGGAATCGGACGGTAGCGGTGGGTGCAACAACTGCGATGGTACCGAATCCAGTGTACCAGGCGAAGCATGCAAATGCAAAGAGAATTATCATGTTGGAGCAAAGAGCACTGTTACCACTGGACTATCCGGTGTAGTAGACATCGACGGGCTTCGAGCGATACAACAATATAAGGTTCTATCGGAGGATGGCACGAAAATAGCGGGGTCGGACCTTGTCCCAACAACGGTCAATCCCACATTTGACGGCGGATTGTACTCCGCATGTACGTTTGACACGGTTATGTTACCTGGTGTGGTACAAGAAGTCACCGAAGTGGGATTCAATGATTACAGTGCTACACAAAACATAACCATTGAATTCGACGATAAAGAATACAACTTGTGCACGGGCGACACCTCCATGGTTAGTTGGAACGGTGAGCACAACATTCAAGAAGTCACTGAAGTAGGATACAACGTGTACAACACTTCGGAGCACATCGGACCCGCAATTCACGGGTTTGAAAATGCAAGCACCGTTAAAGAAATCTCCGGGTTAGAAGCCACAGGAGTTCGATACTTTGTATGCACCTTGCACCCGAGCGCAAAGTTCAAGACTGTATGCAATGGAAACCCACTTCACATAGGCAGTACCATCAACTCAGGAGATGACGTTATCTCGACAACCGCCGTACGGTACTTTTTGAACGGTGCCAAAGATGCTGGATTCAAAACACAGTGCAACGACACAGATGTCCGATTCTTTGACCTACAACATCTCTCCGGAGATTACGTTATGGACAACGGCAGAATTCGAAAGATCACCGGCGAACAAGTGGCAGGTGGACATGTTCACGCTGTGAATGACATGGTTGCTGTAGGAGACGTCATATACTACGCAACCAGTAGCAAGATAAGCAAGTTAGAGGCTGGCACCGTTACGGATTTGGTCTCGTTTACCGGGGCGAACGCTTTGGTCGCGTCAGGTTCCGACCTCTACTTCACTACAGATGGAAAGCATTGCGTCAGGAAATACGACGGCACCGTGAGTATAGTATACGGCGACTGTGGTACCACGGGCGTACTAACCTCGCCAAATGTACTGGCAGTTGACGCGGCTGGCATGTATGTGAACAAAGATACAACAACATTGGTTCGTATTGAAGATGGATTTGTCATTGATATAACCGATGCAAGTAGTCCTTCAGCGGTATCGGTATCCGGTCAGGGATCCAATGGACCCAACTTTATTCTCCTTAAGGATGCTGATGCGAAGGAACTGAAAATCGAACCAGACGTATGTACCTCATGCGCTCCAGGGTCCCTACGGGCTGCTGGTGACGACAAGTCCGTCGTAACAGCATGTACCGCATCGGTGTGCAACGAAAACGAACGTGTGGTTAGCAACGCATGTCAACCGTGTATTTCGGGCATGCTACGCGCCGCTGGTGATTTAGCAACTGGCGCGGACACGTCATGTGGTTATGATGGTTCTGTACATACCATTAGTAATTCTGGTGCATGGACTGCCATTACCATTCAAGCAGGAACCACACACACCTTTGAGCGAGACTCTACCGGAAACAATCTACGTATTGCGGATAGTTTGGATGGAGCGTCGCTTACCGCGTACGAGGGGGTCAAGGATACGAGTGTAGCGGTGATTACGCCTGCTGGTCCAGGGACATTGTACTATATTGATTTGGACAATGCCAATCGATATGGTATCATTACCGTAGAACCAAAAGCATGTGTCATTACCGGCTCCCATGTTGTATTGACCGAACCGTGTCAATTGAGTGGAGAAATCGTGGTCACGGGACCGCTCACCATCGAATACGTAGCGTCCAGGCTTCGATCCGGCGCTACTCTAGGTACTACCATGAAGATTACGGCGAAGGTTGGGCGTCACTTTCGAGTGAACGGCGGTTCATTGTCCCTCAAGGGAATCGAACTGACCGGTGGGTCCGCTGACGAAGGAGGTGCCATCCTCGTAGAGAACGGTAACATTGATTTGGACAACGTGAAACTGAGCGAAAACACCGCATCCGGTGAGGGAGGAGCTATTCGCGTGAAAAACAGCGCCAGCAATGTGAAACTATCGAATGTATTGTTTGATAAGAACGTGGCTCCTTCTGGTGGGGCTATGTCCATGGACGATATGTCATCTGAAGTTGACATTGAGAGAGCCACCTTTACCAACAACAAGGCGTCACAAGGGGATGGAGGAGCCATTAAATCAAATGCACGCATGAAGATTCAAATGTCTGTGTTCGACGACAACGAAGCTCCTGCTGGCGGAGGTGGCGGAATCTACACTGAGAAAGACGTCAACATGACAGGAAGTCAAATGAAGCGCAACAAAGCGAACAATGGCGGTGCCATGAAGACAAAGAACAACGCGGTTCACATGTCGCTGACTACCATGGAAGATAACGAAGCTACATCGGATGGTGGTGCAATCGATAGTGAAAACACAGCAGTAGACATTGAGACGAGTACGATCAAAGGCAACAAAGCCAAAATCGGTGGAGCCGTTCGTTCCATACAAGCAGGTTGTAATTTCGGATGCAAACGCGTTTCTATTCGAGAGTCCAGTGTAGAAAACAATGAAGCCGAAGAAGGTGCCGCACTGGATGTCGATGGAGGTGCGAACGATCGAGTCGAAATCTGGCTACAAGATTCCACCTTGACTGGTAACACGATTACCAAAACCGGTGGAAAGAAATACAAAAAGCGACACCTAGTCAAGATCCGGAACATCGACTCCACAGTTGAAGACTTGGATGTGGTCGATAAAGGATGCCCACCAAACGTGTGTGATGGTAAGGCGCACAGTTCTTGTCGATCTACAACGGTCGGTACCTCATGTGTCTGTGACGGGGTAAACCATTTTCTACACAACAGAAAATGTACACCTGTGAAAACGTGCCCGGAATTAGACATTCTAGTAACCATCAAAAACGCTACTGAAACATCCGATCGATTGTGCGGAACACCTGATGTTGCCAACATTGCCTACGTCCTAGACGACAAGGGAAAACAATTGGCAAGCCTGGTAGAAGCCAGACTCATTCAAGACGGTGTAAGTGCTGATGCCGCGTACGCAATGGCGTTGCAAGTGTTCGGTGAAACAAACAAGTGCGAATAAATACCTATTATCTTTAGTATAAATATATAATAATTTGATTATTAATGAGCTTCCCTAAGCTAAAAATAAATCTAAGTGATTTAAAACCGCTAGATTTTACCCCATCCATACAGAAGCCTCCGAAGCCCCAGGTTAAATTCCCTAAAATATACATATATATTCCCGTCCTCGTCTTCGTCTTCGTATTTGCTATGTACCGTCCTCAAAAACGTCAACTACGACGTATTATTCGTATGAAATGCTCAGAGTCCAAGCAAACACAGGTTTGTACCTCATCCAGCGTGGGCGAGTATGTATTAGACATTGGACAGTGTAATACATATGATTTCAACGGAATTCCGATAACCGATATATTCAAACACGGTACGCAATTCCGAATTCCGTTCAGTCCAACCATGTCTCTTAAACTGTCTCCTCCTTGTCCAGGCATTGTTGCCACGGTAGACACGCGTAAAATTATCCCTTATGGACATCGGTTCACACGGCGTGACCCCTTCTCCTCGTTCAACGGTCGCATGGTGTGGATCACCGACTCATGCTATACGGAATTCTCGTTAACTATTGGAAACGAGGTCATTTTTCACCAAACTCCGTATAATATGATTGAGCATGCTCAGTACAAAAACTTTACTGCTTACTCTTACGAAGCCAGTCTTACCGGCAATATCATGCTAAGCGGGAATTGTGATCAGCCAATACATATTTATACATAGTATAAAAGATATCGAACATTATAACACATGGAAAAGATAATTTTTGGTACTATTGCGAGTAGTATATCGTTTTTGTATAAAGTACCTCAAATATATGAACTATATAAGATAAAAAAAACCGACGGGTTGAGCCTTTCCTCGCTGCTGCTACAGCTCGTTTCCTATGTATTCTACATTCTACATGGGTACTTTGTACGTGATTACACCATTTTGATAGGAATGGCGTTGCCTGTGCTCCAAAACATTATAATTATTGCCATGTATTTTAAATATAAAGTATAAAGGCGAATGGATTTTTATGTAAAATGAGTCTCGTTGATATGATTTTTCACAAGTTGGTGTCTGTAGACGATACCGTATTCTTCACCTTCAAAAATACATATTTCTCAGCCAAAATTCTTGCCGGGGGATTGATAGGTGACTGCTACATGAACCGTACAGGACGGTTGGAGCGAATTCTGACGAGCGTCACAGCCTTCGGTTCGCTTACCGCCTGGACAGAGAGTTGCCTTCAAGACTGCCTGGAAGAATACTATACGAGGTACAGCAGCTGGAAACGCGTTTCTCATAAAGAATCGAAACGAAGCATGGGAGAGCTCAGAGAACAATGTAAGCTGTTGTCGAAAAAGAGAAAACGAGAAGACGAGGTAGTAGAACTCTACAAAGAAGTATATCGCTTACAGCAAACGATTGTGGACATGAAACAGCACATAACGCTCTGGGAATCTGGTTCTCCGCCGGAAACGAAGAAATGGGAGGTTCAAAGTATTCGTCCGGTCATGAAAAAGAACAAGGAAGAAGACCAATCGAAGCTACGTATCCAGTATATCGCGATGGGTTTACCGAGGAATATGGACCTTGAATTATATAATATTATAAATACATAATATAGTTTATATAAAATGGAACTTTTAAAATTTTATGCTAGTTGGTGTGAGCCGTGCAAAATAATAAAAAATTACGTTGACTCTATCCCCGACAGATTTCAAACAAAAATTACACCGATCGACGTGGATACAGATTACGGAGAGACTATGAGCGTAAAGCATAAAGTCCAAAAACTTCCTACACTTGTATTGCTCAAGGAGGGGAAAGAAGTGTTCCGATTAGAACAACCGGATGAAAAATTGATAAAACACATGTTACTAGCACACGTGAAAAAAAATGAGTTTAAGTTAAATACTGCTTTTTAATCTTTTAAAGAATGCTTCACATTCGTCCTCTGTATCGAAGGTTCCGTTCTTTCGTTTCCCTTTAACCATATATCGCGCTAAGAATCGACCACTTTTAGTGGGGACAATGGTGCCAGTGCCCCTTCTTCGGGTTTTTAGGTCCGATTTCATTCGTTTTCCGGTTCGCCTGAACAGGTCCAATGCCTCATGCGCCTTCTTTTTGGTGAAGTACCGACCCACGAACTTACATTCTGGTCCGGGTCCTATCACCCTCCATTTCTTACGTCGTTCATCGTAACAGACGGTACCAGACCCCTCGCCTCTATATTTGTTGTATCCATGAGGTGCCATCGTGTTTTCGCGTTCAATGTAAAAATTCTCGTCCACATCCTTTGATACATTGTCAATAAGTATCTCCTTCTTGAAATTCTCCCATCCATATTTGTTTATCGCCTTGGTAATCAACATGTTGGGACCGTCATTCGGACTTTTGTGATGACTCATTCTATCGTTGAAGTCGTCAGTTTTCCCGACGTATGCCATGAATGTGATCATGTTTGTAATTTTGTATATGCAATATGTTGTCATCTTTGCATAAAGGTTGGTTTACTTTAATACTTTTATTTAAATTTTATTTTTTAAATATTGTACGCGGGAAGGGTTAGCCAAGCTCGTAAGGTCCACTAGGTCCATATGATTCTAAAGGACCCTATGATAATAATACGATATTAAGTACGTTTATTTGATAGGTATTATTGCTTTAATTTTATCTTGGTTCTAATTCCCATAGACGCCAATTCTTGCCATAGTAACTTTGACGCGTACGGTACAACGACATCTTTCCCCTCGATTTTCATTTTGTATGCGTCTGACGATACACACATCCTCTCATTTATTACAAACGGGACGCCGTGACTGTTAAATGCGTCCTTTTCCATCTCCCCGATGCGGAGTCCGCCCTCACTCTTGCGCCCGCCATTTGGTTGATTCGTTAACGCGTTCCGTTTTCCACGACTGCGTGCGTGTATCTTATCCTCAACATTGTGTTTTAAACGCTGATAAAACGTAGGACCCATGAATATCTCTGCTTTGATCTGCTCGCCTGTTGTACCACTGTACAAAGTTTCATTTCCTTTGCTGCTGAACCCCGCTTCTTTAAGTTCTTTCATTACATCTCCAACCTTTCTCCCATTAAACGGTGATGCATCCTCAAACGTGCCTCGTATCGCTCCAACTTTTCCAGTGAGACATTCCACCAAATGACCCACCGTCATACGACTAGGAATCGCGTGTGGATTGATGATTATATCTGGTACAATTCCATCGATTGTCCAGGGGAGGTCTTCCTGTTGAACCAGTAACCCAATGGTTCCTTTCTGACCATGCCGAGATGAGAATTTATCCCCTATCACGGGTATACGTGTTTGTCGTACCTTTACCTTGACTGCCCGGTCTCCATTTCTTTCCTGGTACATCAACACGTCATCAACCGTTCCATCAACACGGGAAAGTTGGGAGTTGTCTTCTTCTTTCGATTCTTTACCGATAACGCAATCTCCTGCTTTTATCCTTACCCCAGGTCGAAGTAACCCGTCCTCCTCTAACATGTTGTACTTCCCAACGCGTTTCTTTTTCGAAGGACGTTTGAATAACGCATCGTCCTTTCCAGACAACGAATCGCGCAACGTTTTGTACGTGTCCGCTCTCGCAAATCCTCGATCTAACGCGCTCTGATTTACGATGATCGAATCTTCTTGGTTGTACGTGAACGACATGATTGCAACGATCGCATTGATCCCTGTTGGGAGTTCATGCACCCCATATTCATTCGCGAGTCGTGTACTGACAATTGGTTTTTGTCCATACTGAAGAATGTGTGTGGTGGTATCCATACGAGTTTGATAGTTTGATGCGTTCACACCGGTCGCTTGCTTTGCCATCGCATTCTGGTACGTGTTTCTAGTGCCTGGATTGCGGTCGCTGAACGGAATTGTTGCACTACACAACCCATACATTTGCGCATTTGAAATTTCACAGTGACTGTGCTTCTTCGTTAAATCCTTTACGAAGAAAGATACAAACATTGTGTCTTCCTCTTCACAGTCGAGATATTCTATAATACCGTTTTCCAACATCTGATTAAACGACATCTTTCCAACATCTTTGACAGTTTCGTATACGCATGTACCGTCATTTACGATTAACAAAGGTCTACACACGCGACCCGCCGTTGTACTAATATGAACCGCGTCGCGCCAAGGTTGGTACGAAACCGACATGTCCTTTGCAAACTGACCGGAACGCCTCGTGTGTCGTACTGTATCGACCAAACGTTTCGTTTCTATGGTACTGCCCTCATAAACACCATTTAAGAATACTTTCGTTTTACCCATGTTTTCCACGGTGGATTCCAACAAGTATTGCTGAATGATTCTTCGGATTGCTTGAGGTTCTCGTTTCAACGATATGTTTTATTGCACCGTCAGTTGATTTTCTAGTCCACACGGTGCCCCCTCGGGTGTCTCCGCTGGACAGAACCGTCCAAAATGAGACCCGTGAAGGTAACGTGGTTTTGGTAACTTTTGTGTTTTTTCCATGGAGGAGGAAACGCGTCGGAGTTGAGACATCGTGCTAATGTACGTCAATCGTTGCAATGCTTGCGCTACACCTTTGCGTTGCTGACGATCTACAAAAGTTGTATTCCAGTTTCCAGTCGCCAGAGAGTATTGAAACCCGTCCGTAATAGAGTTGCTACGGGATATCCAGGTTCGAATCTTATCATCCGTGATACCCCGCTTTAATTTGGGGAGACTCTTTTGACAGAGTAATCGAATGTCGTTCGACATCTTTATCATGAGGTGGAGAAACAGTGTGGACATCAACGAACTGGATGTTTCGATGCGTTGGTTCGAGAGGGAGTCACGATCTGTAGGTTGAAGTTTGCCTGTTGCTACACCCATCAATTCTTGAACCATACAGATTAAAAACAACGCTTTCTTCTCCGGTTTCATGTGCGGAATTAGTACATTGTCTAGTGCGTTTTGTAAACGGTTGTCTTCGGAATCGCCAACATTGTATACCTCACGAATATGAAGTCGTTTCCGCGCTTCATTTTTATCTTCTGGTAAATTTTGATAAGACGCTTCTAGAAGTGCATTTTCCTCCGCGTCGAACAGGGAACGCATCGATAGTACGTCAACGTCCATTGCCATAAGTAACGTGATTAACGGGACCTCCTCAACCAATCGAGGGAACGTACAAGTCAATGGATGATTCGGTTTGTATTTAATCGTAGTAACATGAACTCGACGATTCCGTTCACTTCGTACAGACGTTTTAAAACCGCCGTCGCGCGCGTAGGTATTCATTCTGTTGTGTGTACACGTCTTTTGAGACACCAACGATTTTTCATTGCCGTTGACGATCACGTAACCCCCCGGATCTTTATCGCATTCACCGTGTTTTACTCTATCCGCGGGATTGCTCAGATGACATAAGTCGGAGAATAACATTATTGGAATGCGCCCGATGTATACATCTTTTATTACGGTGTCCGGTGCGTTGGACCGCTTCACCTCGACATCGATGTAGAGTGGACCTGCGTACGTAATATTACGAAGACGACATTCCTGTGGATAGATCTTGTCGCCTTCTACACGAACACTACCGTCCTTTTCTAACATGACCGGACTCATTAGACGACCTCCCAGTAGTGACAACGATATCGTCCGCTCTCCTTCATCGGTGAAGTACGATGCCTTGATAGGGGGTAGTAGAGAAATTATTTCGCGAATGCGATACGAACTGAAATCATTAAACGAATCGGTAAACTGTTTGGTTAGAGAGATCTCTTGCACGAATTTGGATACGATGTCGTCTTGCCACTTCATTTTTGTATGTATTTGTAAGTTTAAACACGGGTTTAAATACTTACGGATTAATTTTACTTTTTTTAAAGCTCCCACGGACACCCGGACCAGGACACCCACGGACCCACGGACCCACGGACCCATAAGGACCCCCAACCATAAGGACCTTTATTATACAGAAATATTCATACTTATAGTACCCAATCACATAGGCATTTCGACCGAAAATGTTACCAGTTTACGATTTGTTACGAAAATCTCTCGAAAAGAATACTATATTTTACGTACTCACACATAGGGATATTTTGTTACGAATGTCCCATGGTCTCATTTCGACCCCCTTTTTTCCTCCCTATTGCATACTGCACTACATGGAATAGTATTACGAAAATACAATTACAACTCTACATAGGGGTAGACTACGAGCGTTTTTTTACCTCTCACAGTATCTAGCGGGTCTCTATAATGGGGTTTTAGACTATTGTTTTTTGTACAGTGAAAGTGCGTTTGATAGGAATTTTGCTCCAGCATGGGCTTAGTGGGTATAACGCTGTGTACCTGTAGTGTATATAGAAATAGCACTACACTGCTGTGTCCCGTACCAACTACAGGTGTTTACAATTAGCCCCGCTATTTCAATGTATTATTTTTTTAGATAGTGATGGCTGCCTGTATACCTTACACACCAGGGACTACGTCACTTTTTCATACATAGGAATAACAGGTCCTGATAGACGCCTGTACGACCTCCATGCTGTGTGTATTCATTTTTAGTACATGGAATAACGATTATGGTGTGTGTATTCATTTTTGCATACATGCGATAGCGCATATACTATTTAGTATCAGGTAAGACAGGTCACAGTGCTCATGCTATTGGTTGGAAAACCCTTGTACAGGTAATAACATCTTTCCCTATTACCCATGTCTAATACTATCCCATGGACTAACTTTCTCGCATACCTATTATCTGAAATTTTTTTTTTTTTTTTTTTTTTATATATTTTAACATATTTATGATATGTATGATATGTCAATGTATGTTATACATGACATAGTATGTAACATATGTATAACATTGGTAACATGTCAAATATATAAAACATACTTTCTCCAGAAAAGAGTAGAGGGCTAAAATTTAGTAGGGTGGTAGTATTACCAGGCTCGATTAGCGGGAACGCTGTGACATGTATCCAACCCATACTAGACATCACCACTACGAGCCTTTTTACACCACACATCATGACAATACTATTTACTTGCTAAAAGCTAGGCTGACACAGTATACGTTTATGTCAGATTAACATAGACATACGCCTGTAATAGTATTGTATGTATTATGTTTGTTCCGTTCACAGCAGGGGAAAATAGCATGGTGTCAGCAGGGACTACAAAAAATTAGCCTATAAACATAGACACAGGGTGGTAGCATGTCGCACCATTAGAGCGTTTACAATGGACACAACGAGGACTACAATGACCCTTCAGTATACAAACGTGGTATAGTTGATTTTGGGTCACTTATAGGCAATGTGATATATAAATTGTTGATTCGTATAAACTTTGGTATTAAAAAAAAGTTAACCTTATATAGTTTAAAACATAACGCGTTGGGTTTTTGACTTAAAATGCGTCGTCCAATCCGAAGGATGCGGTGGTCGGTCTGGAGTATTCAGCAACCCTTCGTTCAAAAAAATTGGTCTTCCCTTCCAAGGATATCATGTCCATGAAAGGGAAAGGATTCGACACGTTGTAGATCTTTTTGTAGCCCAGACTTTTCATGAGATGGTCTGCCACATACTTTACGTACGTTTTCATCATGTCATCGTTCATACCTTTTAACCCACTAGGCAATGAATGGTCCACAAACGTACACTCCGCCGCGACGGCACTCTGTACGATCGGCAGTATCTCGTCACGGTCCAACGTTGGGCACAACTGGTAGAGTTCGATGGCAAAGTCACGGTGCAACGCTTCGTCTCTACTGATCAGCTCGTTGGAGAATGTTAGTCCGGGACATAGCCCTCTCGTCTTAAGCCAGAAGAGTGCACAGAAGGAGGATGAGAACATGATGCCTTCTACGCACGCAAATGCTATCAGGCGTTTGGAGAAGTTTTTCACTCCTGGTTCCGCTCTCATATATTGCATCGCCCACTCTGCTTTGGCTTTGGTCCCCTCGTGATTATCGATGTGATGGAACAACGTTTTCTTCTGTTCATCGGTTGCGAGCGTGTCGATCATGAGGCTATATGTTTCACTATGCACATTTTCCATAGCCGCTTGAAATGAATACATCGCTCTTGCCTCTGGCAATTGAACCTCCGAACAAAAATTCGTGACAAGGTTCTCCACCACAATGCCGTCCGAGGCTGCGAAGAACCCCAAGATACAGAGAATAAAATCACGTTCTTCTGGATTTAATTTTTGCCAGTCTACGCTGTCCTGAGACATGTCAATCTCGTCCACGGTCCAGAACGACGCGATGTGCTTCTTGTAAAAGGCAAATACGGATGGGTACTTGATAGGGTACAGTACGAAGCGGTCGGGGTTGGGGGTTAACAAGACAGACATTTAATAAAGAAATAAAGTCTTATATACTTATACTTTACAATAAAATAATACATACGGACGGTCGGACTGTTTCGGTATTGAAGACAAGGTGTTCACGTTTCTATCGTTACAAATGACCCATGTCCCGTCTCGCTTCATGCACGAAGCCGTATAATGTCCGCCAAATTGGTTACCAGAATGATTGCACGTGGCGTAAAGCAGGTAAGTTTTTCCGTCTACCTTTATCTTTGGGTCCAAAATGACGGGCGTGGTGTTTTTCCGGTTTCCCGCGAATCGTTTGAGGTGCACGACTAGAATCTTGTTCGGGGAGATATCGATTTGTTTGTTCGATTTTGTTTTCGTCTTGCATCGGTCACAGTCGATAGGAGTATCCAATGTTTCGACGGACGAGAAGCGTTCCAGCAGGGTTTGGACGGGAAGCGTCTCGTTGTTCATCTCAACAGACACTGAAATGAATGGGTACTTTGTATTGGACTGGTTGCCACACCCGCAAGTGACGGTGGAGGAGAAGGTTCCTTTGAACACGTTGTCGGTCTTTACCACTTCGTACAAGGAGTCTATCAAATAGAGAAAGAATTCGTGAGCGTCACACTGGCGCATGACCTGAAACTCCTTGCTTTTGTTAATCTCCTTTATAAAGCTGTAAAGCGTTTGCATTGGGGCATCGGTGTAGAACAGATCTATTAGAGGACCAATTAAAGGATGTGATTCTTCGTGCGTTTTGAGGGGATAGACCAAATCTTTGCTAAAACGAAGACATTGTACAATACTGTTTATATAACAGGTGTTTCCTAGATTAGGCAATCCTCTGCCTAACATTTTATATATTTACATTGATATTATATACTTAGTTTCTCAATCTCCGACACACAACAATCTTTTAAGACCTGTGCGTTGCAAATGTTCTTCTCTACCGTCTCACGGATCGCCTTCAAAATTTGCTTCTGACCATGCGTCAACGACGGTTTGTTGATTTCGTACAGGTGCAACCCATTCGCATCCGGTAACGCCGACTCTAGATACCGACTTTTATCGATGATTTGAACGCCTGACATTGCCAAACCGATGCGCATAATGTAAAGACATGCGGGGACAAACAAACGAAACGAGAAGGACGTGTTCTTTGCCACTGTCTGTGTAATAAACATCTTCCAATAACCGATTACCAACCTCGTGTATTTACCGATTATCTCGGTCTGCTCTTCCTTCGTCTTCCGTATGAGGTGAGTAAACAATGGTTTCTTTTTCATTTGAGTGACGTAGATAGTCATGACATGCATGTAACACTTGGGTTTGTTCGTGCGCTCACAGTGTCGTTTATACTTATTCACGTGCTTCTCTGCCTCCCGTTTCATATCATTGACCTTGTGCCTCTCGTACTTGATTCGCTTGGTAGAAAACAACAACTTTTGCAAAATGTCTTTCGTAATGTTGACGCACTGTGTTATCTTTATGTTGTGAACGCCAGAATTTCTTAATCGTCCATCTTCAGAACGACTGAACATCAAAGGGTCTCGCTTGTCCTGAATGACAGTAGGGACACAACGTGAGGATATTTGCCAGGAGTGCACCGTCTCCGATTCATACTGGACCCCGCTGACCACACACACCTGACAGTTGTCGTGGTTTGTTATCCGTCCACCGTCGCATTGCGCATGACAGTGGTGAATTTTACCCGTGTTTTTGCACAGGTAGATACCGTATATTCGCTTTGTAACAGTCTTCTCTGACATCCATGGTTCCGGTTTGATGTACTTGCAACGTATGCCCTGTCTGGTACCGTCCGCGTGCACCTCTACGGTCAAATTTTCAATATTGCAAATTTTTGCATTGCATTGATGCGCAACGCTTTTACTCTTGATTATCGCGCGCAAGTGTGATGCAACAGTGGCGGGCGAAGGAGAGCGTTCCATCATGTTTACGGGATATATTATATTTATAATACACTTTGCGTTTAAAGGATTTTTTTTAATCCGAAGGAAACCCGAAGTAAACTGGGTGCTTAAGGACCTCGGTGGTCCACGGTCCATGCCGAACCTTAAATTATTAATTTATTAAATATAAGTACCCTTATGGACCTTGAAGCGAAGCTGAGGCTATTAAAAAATAACTATATATATATTAAATATTATTAATAAAAAATGTTCTGGTTCTTTATAGGAATTGTTATGGGTATATACATAGACCAAACGTTCACTGTGCCCCCTCTTCAAAACTGGATAGACGCTGCTCGTAAGAAAACAATCGAATAATAAAGTATATAAGCCAGATGTACATATGTTACTATGGGAACGATACTGAACGAGGCTGAGTTCCAACGACATTTAAACAATACGTTTATCTTCGATTTAGAATATATAGGCGTACCAAATGAACTAGAGAGCTGCTACATATGGGAAATCGGAGCGGTGCATCTCATGTCGGGCAATGAGTTTACCGTCACCATCGACCCGGGATTTCGCCCACTGCCGCCGCCAATGTCAACTGATTTTGTGAATGTGACCGACGCTCTGTTACAATCAAGAAACGCTGTGAACTACTACGAAGGCTGGAGACGCTTTAGCAAATGGGTACACAACTACACTGACACTACGACGATACTCATAGCACACAATAATTTTAAAAGCGATAAAATTATGTTTGAGGTGGAAAGCAAACGTAGAAAAATCCCCTTGCCGTACCACTGGTGGTTTTTCGACTCATTACTGTACTGTAGAAAAGCAATTCCAAAACAAATGTCCTATACACTACACGATCTATACTATGGATTAACCGGCAAAGCTATAGAAGATAACCACAGTGCGCTGCCGGACGCGAGAGCACTACGCGAGATTCTAACAAGAACAAATATTTATAAAATGAATGGACCTATCTACCCATCGTATTGTACCAGCTTACAAGTAGTGAAATGGCTAGGTCCAGCATGCGAACGTGCATTGTTTGACTGTGGAATCTGTAGTTTAGAGCAGCTCGTAGCCGGGATAGTATCCGGGTACTCAAGGTCCTTACTTCACCACCATGTGGACCTTCGTTCTTTTGTGTTCAAGTACATTACGGAGACTTGTGGTATAATATCAGGAAACAGCTTCAGTATTAGCAATTCCATAATCGAAAAATGGCTACCGTCCGTATAAATATAAACATATAAACTATATAAAATGAAACGATCTAGGGATTACGAACCTGAAATACCTATGAAACGCGTAAGAGAATCGCAAAACGTTGCGGGAAAGCGCAAACGTGTTGAAATAGACCAACAGCGCAAGAGAACAAAGACCACGGAAGACGAAGTACAGAGATTGAGAAAAGAGAAGGAGGTACATGAACGCGAGAGTCTGTTGATGAGGCAGGCATGTTTTTCTGCGGGAAATAGGATTGAACAGTTACAGACAAGAGTTCAAGAGTTAGAGATGTTACTTAATATGCAGAGAGTGCAAATGGAGCGCATTCGGTTGAATAATAATATAACAGTTTATTAAATGTACATGTGATTATCAATTACTACTTCTACATTCGCAAAGTAAGCTTCCATCCCTTTTTTTACATGGTCGTACGTTAGCATCTTCGTCTGCTTTCTCTTCATCCAATTTTGCTTGGAATACTGTAGCTTTGCTTGGAACCCAATGTTCTCCGTGTCCCCACCTGCGTTGGTGAACTTTTTAAAGTGCTTTTGAAACAATTCCTCGCATTTCTTCTGTACATGCCAACCAGATATTGTTAGTTGGCGTTTGAAAATGAGAAATAGCTGCTTCGCATCGTACGGCTGGACCGTGAAAAACCAACCGAATCGTCTTTTTAAACCAGCATTGATATTAAAGAAATGCTCTTTTAGATCTTTTTCATACCCCGCTATTATAATGATGGTATTCGACTTCTCTTCGGACATGAACGCATTCAGTTGATCCAGAGCTTCTTTTCCGTATTCGTCTTTTTCACCGTTCATGAGACTGTAGGCTTCGTCTATAAAGATAACACCGCCAGCGTGTTTATTTAATGTTTTCCTGGTTTTATTGGATGTGTGTCCCATATAGGATCCGACAAAATCGCTCCGATGCAATATCGTAAACGGTATATCATCGTCAAAGAGGTCGAGTGAAATCCATATATTATAAAGAATCTCAGCAACCGTGGTTTTGCCAGTTCCAGGTGGTCCCTGTAACACAGTATTCAAGAAATGTCCATCTAATTTTCCGCCGGTCGTAATAATGAACTGAATCTGAGCGACTATCGACTTCTTTAGCTCTTGCATTCCGATTAAGCCATCCAGTTGTTCTAAATGCTTGCTCAGGTTCGTATAACGTGGCTTTTTCCGGGTGTATCGGATTATATCAGACAATGTTGACTCTTTGCGTTTTCTCTTTCTTTGCATTTATGGATATAGAATACATATTTATAGTGCTTTGACATGTTGGGCAACTCTTTTTGTATTGTACTGAAGTCTCTATACATTTTCGATGAAACAGACAATTACAGTTCTCTAGCTGTATTTTAGGACCAGAGCTTTCTAAACAAATCGCACATCGTGCATCTGAGCTGGTAATTGCGCCTTCGACAGTGAAGCAACCTTCAGGTTTAATGTTTAGCCAATACTGATCGAGTGAGTCGGAGGAAATGGCTTGCATCAACTGAGACTCTGAGTGGAAAGTCAACGGCAAGGTCAATTCGTCCCATACGTCGTACCGCTTGAAGTTGTATCGTATCATCATGTCTATCTCGAATTTGGTAGGAACAACTTCGTATTCTTCCCAATAAACGGTATACCACCCCAGAATAATATCTTTAATATTATAAATGTCAGGGCAAACATGATTCCTTAGAATGATCATAGTAACATACATAAATAACATATACTAAAAATTAGCAGAATACCATAGACTTATGTGACACGCTCTTAACCAAAGTAAGGCGATTGTAATGAAAAGATAGACTACGATGTCTATACTGATAACGGTCAATGCGATCCATTGCAAAACCTCAAAGAAGTAATTGGGACTCGAGATTCCCCACATGAAAAGCATCTTATATTTTGCTTCGAGCTCGCTCTCCGGAATATACCCATCCGGACGCGTGCGCCGCATGCGGTTTAAATCAATGTCATAGAACACGTGCAACCCGAAAAAGATACTTGCCAACACGATGAGTGGAATGTCATAAGTATTCATTTCCGTTAATTGACTACACGCGTATCCCAATTGTAAGCCAACAAATGTATTGTAAGTTGCAAAGAATAAAACGAATAAAAAAGAAACTGATTTCGTGTCTCGATGCAACGAATTCAAAAGCAACGGTGATATTGTCCTCCACGTGAAATACACCGCTAGAAATATTAATAGCATGCCTCCGGAGCCACTGAGCTTACGATGATTGAAGTAATATACTAGCAAAGCTACTAGAGCGGGTACGTTCCGAAGGACACGTGCTAAGGTAGCGGGGATAGGGAGAATACTTAGTTTGTCGCTAAACCTCCCATAAGGCAACGGTGCTAGCATCGAATACGTTAGTAACAATCCGCCGAGTATGAAAATGAAGACATTAAACATTTGTTATACACAGACTGACTTTTATACCTATATTAAATAATAATATTGTAATCAATGAACTACATCCGACGGTATGGAAAAAATATAAAGGAAAGAGCTCGACGGTTGGCAGAAAATATCACTTTAGGTAAGCTTCCACCGGTGAAATCCTATACCATGTCAGGTCTGTTCCCGGTACATTTCACGGATAAATATAGGTACGTAGAAAATCTATACCAGCTGACACCAGAGGAGATGAAAAAACGAAACTTCATTGTAGTGCGTTCTCAAAAATATAATATAAAAAGGAAAACGTACAAGGTAAAGACAAAGGGAAGTGTATATGACACCTTCTATAGTCCCGGGATAGATTTACAAGGATGTACGTGTTGTTATTATAGACGAACGCAGTCTAGATGCAAGCACATGTTAGCAGTTAAGCTAAAGTACAAAAACAGCGACCTCAAAAAATTAATATTTTAAATTGGAGTATATAAGTACCAGTTTGTATTAATAAAAATGAAATTTATCCAGTTCATCATACTCATAATCACCATCACTACCGTCTCAGCGGGTTACAAGTGTACCAGCGCGACGGATTGCGAAGTTACTTGTTCGAACTTTAAGGGAAAAGTTCCAAGACCGTGGATAGCGGTACCATGGTCTACAGGTTCATGTTATTTCCATAATACTGAAACGAGAGAGGACAGAGACTCTCTCCCAAACCTACGAGGACCTTAAACTTAATTTGTGGACCTTTTAGGGTCCTACTAATAAAAGAATATTATTTTACTAAAGTATATGTTTAACCAAAAAATAATAATTTTATTTAATACTATTTAAGAAGAGCTCTTATTACACAAATGAAACGTTGTACAGGCGATTGCAAAAAAGAACTACCATTGGATGCGTTTTATGGAACAACAAACTATTGCAATGTATGTTACAATAAGAAAAGAAAACGAAAACGTGACGCGGACAAGCAGGACAAGGACAAGATTTGCACAGGAACATGCGGTAAACTATTACCTGGTATAAAGTTTAATAAAGGAAGGAGCGCGTGCAAAGAATGCGAAGCAGAGCGCATGAAACAATGGCGTGAAAATGACAAGCGGGATCGTCCAAAGATATGCACTGTCGCGTGGGGTTGTGGTGAACTACTACCCGGAAAAGAGTTCGATAAAAGAAAGAACTATTGCAAAGAATGTAAAAAGAAGAGAAATCGGACCCCGGAATACCGCGAAAAAAGAAATGCACATAAAAGGAAGCGACACAAGGAAGATCCACAGTATGCGATGCGATGTAGACTTAGAGCACGTATAAAGCAATGGTTAAAGGGTAACAAGTCCGCACCTACCGCAGAGTTGGTCGCGTGTACAGAGAAAGAATGCAATGAATGGTTGGAGTCTCAATTCCTACCAGGCATGACATGGGAAAACCGAGATTTATGGCACATCGATCACATGAAACCATTCGACTTATTTAATGCATTGGACCCGAAGGAACAGCGCAAAGCGTGTCACTACACCAATCTTCAACCACTATGGGCAAAGGACAACTTCGAACAGTCCAACAAAGATATCTATGACATGGAGTGGAGAGACCACTGGTACATTAAATTGGGAGATGAGTATGTATCACGTAAAGAACAAGTGAAGAATAAAATAAGTACACATGATTATTATCCTTTATAAATTACTCATAAATAAACCTACGCCTGTACTCTTTGTAACGTTTAAAATACAGTTCGCACATTGCTTTTTCATTTGGAAAGGACACCATACAAACGTAAGAGATGCCAATGTTGAACTTATCGAGTTCTTCTTTTGGCTTACTAAATACATCGCGGTACATTTTTTGTAACGGCGTGCTATCGACGCCTTCTGGAATGAGTTCTATCATTGATTTAAGTGTAATTGAAATAAATTCAGCCTTTTCTGTCATGTTTATTTTAATAAATCGGCACTTATATAGTATGAAATCAATTCCTTTCTATTATATATTAAGCAGACATGTACATAAATGTCTTTCCTACCCAGGTTAACATGCGACGATGTTGGCGAAACTATGAGTGCTAAGGTAGCGTACAAACTGGCTGGAGAAGCGACTATGGCGTTGATGATCCTACCTCTGTGTTTAAAGATTCATACTGTGTTTATGGAGGGTGCCGCGGACTTAGACTCTAAACTTGTCGCAATCACCAATGCGATAAACGCCCTTTGTGGAGAGCTATCGTCCAAATCGGAGAGCATTATTGGAGATATAATACAAATAAAATCCCTCTCCACGAAGCTTAACGATAGCTGTAAATCACTACAAGTCGCTGAACTAGACGTAAAGACGCAATTAAAAAACTATTTCGCCGATGCGGTGTGGTGGATATTGGAGAAGATTGGACTAGTAGTTGGGAGCTCGGCAGCTACGGTGACATCGGTAGCAGTCATAGCCGATGCTGTAAAGGATAAAGGGAAAGAGATAAGCTACGTAAATTTGATTTGGAGTCGGATAATGAACATTCGACACGAGGCAGTTTGCAAACTTGCCGGTGTCTGGGAGAAGCTCATCGAATCATCTGGATTAATCACCACCATTTGCACGAAGCCGGAACTACTTCTCCCAAGTTATAAGTTAAAAATATAGATTACATCATATTATAGATACTGTCTTTCCCCTTGAAATTGCGATCATCACGTTGGTCCAAACAGTCATCAATCGTATCCAATTTCCATTGGATGCTTTTATACAAATACGGATCAAGGGTGTCCTTTGCAATGACGTATTGTATGTGACATGGATTTTTCTGTCCGATACGATGCACACGATCCTCACTTTGTAGGAGTACCCCGGGTGTCCAGTAGAGTTCCGCGAATATTACATGAGATGCGGATGTTAACGTGATCCCAGTGCCTGCTGCTAACATACTTAAGACCGCTACCTGATATTCACCCGCTTGAAACCCCTTCACATACTCGTGCCGTTTCTCTGTAGGTGTGTCGCCATCGATTCGCATGCTTTTACCTTCACATACTTCCTCGATCGCGTCCATCAAACCCTTATGGTAACAAAAGACGAGGAATTGCTTTCCATTCAACATCGTATCTTTTATCAAGAGTTCAATTGCACGTGCTTTGCATTCCGCTGTCAACGAGTATAGTTCGTTGATGACAACCTTTCTTCTAAAGTCCGCGCGCTTGACCTCTTCGGAACACGGTGCCATCTTTGGAATCTCACGGTTTAACTCCTTCCATTCTACAAACAAAGGTTCCATCTCGTACACGTCAGATCTCTCCAGGTTGATGTGCAACTGAGAACGATGCTTCTGTGGTAAGTCTTTTAAGACATCGCGTTTCAAACGTCGAATCATGCATGTCTTTTTCGCCAACCAATGTACCTCGTGTGGGTTAGAACTGCCTGTGTCGTCCCAAAATCCGAGATGTGACATCTTCCTATCGCAATAACGTTCCGCAAAGTGCTTATACTTAGGAAAGAATTCTTTGTTTATCATGTTTACCTGCGAGTACAACTCGCACGGACGGTTGAGTGCTGGTGTACCAGTCAACAGAGTCGCGTACTTTATCTTCTGTACAAGAGGTCTCAATCCTCTAGTACGTTTGGTTTTCGTATTCTTCAAATAGTGCGACTCATCACATATAATGAAATCAAACCCGTATTTCAATAACTCGTCGCGCTTCTTTACTGCTAACTCGTACGAGGTAATCACCGGGTAACCCTCGAGTTCATCGGTACCTTTTTTCAATAGACAGACTTCTTTGACTCCCAACCACTTTTCGAACTCACATTTCCAGTTGAAACGTAGGTATGCGGGACAAATGACGAGAACCTTTGTCGTTTTGTAATAGTGCGTTAATGCTATTGCTTGCAATGTTTTGCCCAAACCCATATCGTCCGCGATGAGTGCTCTGCCATTGAACTGCCTTATAACATGCTCAATTCCGTCTCGTTGGTATTGAAACATCTTTTGGTACAATTCGGTCTTTTTAAACGAGTCATCAAACGCGTGATTAGTCTTCAACGATAGTGCTTTCTCTACCGTTTCAGGAACGCACTCGATAAAGAATCCTTTGTCCATACACTCATCAACCGCGCTGTTCACATCGTCCATGCTAATCTCATATGTATTGCGGTCCGTCACCAGTCGCTTCAACTCTACGTTGGAACGTTTTATTTTAATAACAAGTGTATCTTCATTCTTTAAAGAAAAGACCGCGGTTGGGATCTTACGTCTTCTTTTATGTTGAAAGAATACAGCGCTCATACCCGATGGGTTGTTTTAATAATCGAGTGAAGTAATTTATATTCTATTTTTATTCGCTTTTACAATTCTGAATGTCCATAGGAAGAAGGTCCTTATCCTTAGGGTCCTTGGGGTCCTTGGGGTCCTTGGGGTCCTTGGGGTCTAGGGTACTACTCCTACGCGTTTACAGCTTGAAAAAATAATTCATTAAAATCACGGATGTAGGATATATATATGTGCACGCGCGAAAATGGAAAACCAACCACAATACAAAACCTTTACCCACTGGTTCTTTCATTGGGTTCACAATAATTATCCAGAAGATCCGGTTTTCTTCGAAGATTATTATTTCAAATTGAGCGAGGCGGACCAGGAATATATATATTCGGGTTACGAGAAGGGTTACATAGATATATACATTGACATAACAGAAGAGCATCACACTTATAATATGTATAAATACTACGACCCTAGTGACCACGGAGAGTTAACAGAACCTGATGATATAATGATAGAATATAACCCTATCAAGTTATATACTGATATGCACTTGTACATGTACCCAGATGACCTGGTAGAGCACGAAAAGGTCCTTTACGATATGGGGGTCCTTTCGCATCAAGATGAGGTCATGTCAACTCGGAGAATTTTCAGTCGTTAAAATAATATTAATTAATTATTAACTATTTAATTAAACTTAAACCATGTCAAACATGATTGATTCTATTGAATTCAGCATCTGGACCGCGGAAGATATACGCAAAGAGTCTGTTGTTCACGTAACCGAAAAAAGAAGTTTTGAAAGTGGCGTCCCGGTAGAAAATGGACTACGGGATCCACGTATGGGTCCCACCAGAGGCAAGTGCGTGACATGCGGGGAGAACAAGCGCAACTGTGATGGGCACTTCGGTCATATCGAATTAAGTAAACCGGTCTATCACATTTCATGGGTTACCAACATAGTCCATTGGTTACGATGCATATGCAACGAGTGTGGGGCGAATCTCATCAAAAACTTTGACACAAGGGTTCACCGGAATCGAGTCCTATCCTTCTACAGCAAGCATGTTTACAGCAAGTGTCCTTCGTGTGAGAAGAAGCAACCAAAATATACATGGAACAGGGAGAGGCATGTTGTTGACAAAAGCAAACAGGAATATCCAATCGAAGAAGTTCAAAACCATCTAAAAAGAATGGATGAGACCATTCTGACAAAGACCGGTCTTGCGCACCCTTACGACATGATCCTGACCGTTCTACCGGTTCCCCCTCCCTCTGTTCGTCCGACTATCATGCAAGGTTCGACTGTAAGGGGCGAGGACGACCTAACGTACCGGTTGATACAGATCATGCGAGCGGGCGATAAATTGGAGCGTGGCATCAAAGACGAAAGACCTCCCCATGTACTTTCCAACTACCGCGAAGGTCTACAAAACTCCGTCACCGGTTACATCAACCATGAGAAACTTGGCAACTCAAAAGCGGGTTCTTCCAAACGTGAATACACCTCTCTTACAGCACGGTTGAAAACCAAAGAAGGAAGAATGCGAGGTACACTGATGGGTAAGCGTTGTGACTTTACAGGACGCACCGTCATTACCGGGGACGACAATCTTGGAATGCACGAGATAGGTATCCCAATCAGCGTGGCAAAAAAACTGACCGTTCCCGTAAAGGTTACAGGGTACAACCGAGCGTTACTTCAGGAACTTCTAACGGAAAAGGACTCTCCTGTTAAGTTTGTAATGAGACCCAATGGATCAAGGGTGGATCTATCCTTTGTAAATCGCAACACAATATCCCTCGACGTTGGTTGGACTATCGAACGATCATTGAAGGACGGAGACATCGTATTGTTTAATAGACAACCTTCATTGCATAAGATGTCGATTATGGCGCATGAAGTTCGTGTCTTACCGTATAGTACGTTTCGCATGAATTTGTCGTGTACAACACCGTACAATGCGGACTGTAAGTAAGCTTCTTTCTCTTACCATTTTTATATAAAAACTAACCCTTTTCATATATATTTTATATATATTTTATATACAGTTGACGGCGACGAGATGAACATACACGTTCTACAGACCGTAGAGTCTCAGGCAGAGGCAAGGAACATCATGGCGGTGAAGTACCAACTCGTTTCACCACAGAGCAATCGTCCAGTCATGGGAGTCATACAGGACTCGTTGTGTGGTGCGTACCTACTCTCCGACGACAATGTGACATTGACCAGAGCGGAGATGATGTACTGTGTGTTAAAAATACCAGGATGGGACGGTGTATTCAACGAACAAGACGTTTACACTGGTAAAGACCTGATCTCGTACACTCTACCTATGGTCAATTGGTCCAAAGGAAACATAGTCATCGAAAAGGGTGAGTTCCTGAGTGGAAGAATGAGCAAAAAGGCGTTGGGACGATCGGACGGATCTCTGATCCATGTCATGTACAATGACTGTGGTCCAGACGAGACCATTCTCTTCATCAACCGTCTCCAGCGCGTCGTTCACGCGTTTCTAATGATGCGCGGGTTCTCCGTAGGCATTGGGGACATGTTGTCTGATGTAAGCGTCCGAGAAGAAATTGACCAGGCATTTATCGATGTGGAAGGAAAGTCTGAACAAGAGATAAACCAGCGTTTGAATATCTGTCGTGACACGATGGGGACCATGGTTCAGAAACCATTAAACGACTCAAACCGTCTGTATACAATGGTTCACAGCGGTAGCAAAGGTTCCAATATCAACATCAGTCAAATCATGGCAGTCGTTGGACAGCAGAACCTGTGTGGTGCACGCATCCCAAACACGTGGACCAACCGTACCCTACCCCACTTTGAACATGGGTCATGCGGACCCAAAGAACGAGGTTTCATCCAGCACTCCTACGTTGAAGGACTAGATCCACATGAGGTTTGGTTCCACGCAATTAGTGGGCGCGAAGGTCTGATTGATACCGCGATTAAGACCAGTACCACTGGTTACTTACAGCGTCGGTTCATGAAGGCGTTGGAGAACATAACCATATCTTACGATGGCAGCGCACGGAACGCGGACGGTTCTATCGTTCAATTTCAGTACGGGGACGATGGGTTTGACCCAATGCGCATTGAAAATCAATATCTACCCGCGTGGGATCTTCCTGGGAAAGACTGTGATTACTTGCATGAATTAAACAAGTGGCGTGACAACGGAACGAAGGATACCGCATGGTTCCAGTTACCTATACCAATACGACGCATTATTCACAATACCAAAACCTTGTTCGCGTTCCCTAGTGCAAAAGTCACCGAAGAGCAGTCACAGAAGATTATCGACTCTCTGATAGATGATATTGACAACGAGATGATACGAATCAATATCCGTAGTCATTTAAAGGCGAAGAATGACTTTACCGTGGATGAGTTGGAGCACATTGCACATAAGATACGGGAAGAATACCAACGTGTACAGGCAATTCCAGGAGAGTCTGTTGGAGCAATAGCGGCACAAAGTATAGGTGAACCCGCGACGCAAATGACTCTCAACACGTTCCATTTCGCGGGCGTAAGTAGCATGAACGTTACTCTTGGTATTCCAAGACTGGAAGAGTTGATCAATTGTACCAAAGGAGAGCGTCTAAAGACCCCCTTGACCATCATACAGACGGAAACCCCCGACGATCTTCTCAAGACATTGAAACATATCCGCATTGGAGATTTGGTCGAAGCATCGTTCGTAACGGACGCACCAGATGTCAAGAGCATGGCATTGTATTATCTGTTCCCCGATCTAGACCTAAAACCTTTGGAAAAGGGTAAGAAAACACTGGTTTTGCATTTTAAAGAGTGGTATGATGTCGCACTTATAAAGAAGGCGTTGGATTTGGATAAAGTCACATGCGCATACACGGACGGTCCGAAATCCATCTTTCATATACAGATGTTGGACGAACACAGCATTGACCTGTACTACGAGCAGGTCATTAAACTGTCCTCTGTGCGCGGCATTAAGGGTGCGGAACAGACCATAAAGGTCAAACCACCTGGGAAAAACAAGTACCACATCGAAACGTCATTGTACGACATAGATAAACTGAAGGAGTTGGATCCATTGTCTATCGCAATGAACACGATCAACACCAACGACATTCATATGGTTGCAAAGACCTACGGGATTGAGGCGGCGAGAAACACGGTTATTAGAGAGATTCGACAGATACTAGCGTATTATGGGATTTATGTTAATGTACGGCATATAACTCTTGCGGTGGATTGGATGACTTGGATCGGGACATTGACACCACTTACTCGTCATGGTATTCGTAAAGTCGATAAATCACCCCTCAAGCGGGCAACCTTTGAAGAAGTCGTTGAAGTCTTCAATCAGGCAGCGTGTGCGAAAGAAGTCGATCACCTTAACGGCATTTCAGAGTGTATTATCATGGGAACTCCTCCTAAATCTGGGACGAATCGAATCCAGGTAATTCTGGATGAGGTGATTGAGCGTGAGAACGCAATTCCCTTTCCGGAGAACAAGTGGGAGACCGACCTTCCATGGGCAACCGAAGAAGACGATGAGGCGGACATTTATGGGGATGTTCATGATCCGTGGGCAGATGAGCGTCAACCTTGGGAGAAACCACCTCTTCTTCTTCCACCTGGTATGGGAGTTCCAGGTCAGTTGGGGTTTCAACCTGGTATGGGAGTTCCAGGTCAGTTGGGTTTTCAAACATCCATGTATCCTCAGGGTCCTCCAATGTTTCAGACAGGTCCTCCTCCAATGCACGGATTTCATCCACCGGTTCAGGCGGCGTTGGGGAACGCGAAACAGTTGTTAATTCCAGGTATGCAGGCACCTCCCGTAAACCCAATAGTCGCACCACACGATTCCCCAATGAGTCCGGCGTATTCACCGGCAAGTCCCGCGTATTCCCCGACAAGTCCCGCGTACGACCCGAATTCCCCGAAGGCGTATTCCCCGACGAGTCCCGCGTACGACCCGAATTCCCCGATGAGTCCGGCGTACGATCCGGGTTCCCCGATGAGTCCGGCGTACGATCCGTTTGTGGTAGATTCCCCTCAGGAAAGTAAGAGGCGTAAGACTTATTACTGAGTATCATCATTTGAATCACAAAACGAGATGCAATACAAATAAATACAAAGAAACTAAGATTATCAAAGTTTGATTTACTTACACCGAACCATCCTCCAACTAAACCACCTAGCTCGTCTGCTACCACCGCTCCAAAGTTAGACAGGGACATCAGCAAAGCGTAGAACGTCCCCTCTGATTTAGCGTTGTGAGCTATTACTACGATCAATGGCATAATAGTAAACATTCCAAACAATGACTCTGCTACGGTGTCCATTACTATCAATGCCATGCTCGTACTGACACCAGTGGTAATGAACAGCTGTAGTAGTCTACATGCGAGTGACCCTATCACACCCATGTACATTACCCGTATGGGATTGACTTTAAGCAGGCAGGTTTTGTAGGTGTACGTTCCTAATAAAAACGACCATGCTGCTGCCATGGAAATCCATTGAAAATCTTCAGGCGTGTACTGTAGCTCCCTTCGAAGGAAATAGGTAATGAATGTCCCATAGTCCGGTGCAATGTTCATGAGGAATATAGCAATGGCTAGTGCGCGTTTTTCATACACATTGTTGCACAACTGTTTAGCAGTCTTTGCTTGGGTTGTATTCTTCGGTAACCACCACACGCTGAAACACATCAGAAAGCATGGTACAGACATGATTTGGAACACTGCCTTAGAACCATACTGTTCGTACATTGTGCCGCCAAACATAGCTCCACAAACGCTACCAATCGCTCGAAATGTCCAACAATTTCCCTGAGTTTTTCCCTTCACCTCTTCATCTTTTACTAAATCCACGGTGATACAGTCGGCACACACGTCGGCGAAGCACAGGAAGAACGATATGGTGGTCATGCATGTCACGAGGCTTGTTTTGGACGCGATTAGGTTGGGCGTAGCTACGTAAAGGTAAGCAAGGACCAAACCGCATAAGGAGATGTACGCACGTCGTTTGCCCCAGTCAAATACCATAACGTTGTCCGATAGGTAGCCAAATACCGGTTTGACGCACCATGGGAACGCAATGACACCGTACGCCATCGTCATCTCGACCGGGGTAAAGGCAAGTTTGTCCATCATCACAAAATTCACGGCTATCCCGCCGAAGGACAGGCAGAACCCAAATGTAAAGTAACACAGATAGAGTGGTATCATTTTTAGATATAGTAAAGGTATTTATATTAGAATATAAGGGTATCCACGTGAATGGTTTCGTTATACAATTCATTTCTCTTCTCTGCTGCCTTGTTCCGGTTACTTGCCGCAACTGTCCATCTCTGATACGTTGGCTTCTTCCCTAAGCTATTCATCTCCTTCAGAAACATTTCAATGACCTTCCATACTTCGGATTGAGGTGTATCACGCATGTATTCTTCTATTCGTTTGAAATTTTCATACGTCGCACACATGAAATCCTTCTCGTCCAAGTTTGTGAACGACCAACCCCCACTTAATGGTTCCTTTTTGATTTTAAATTTACCGTTATCAAAGCCATACAATTGTGCATCGAATTTATCTCCAGTCATGTGAAAATACACGGTAATACCGGCACATTTCATCCCTAACTCGTCTCGAAATGAAACACGTGCCTTTGTTCCAGGGTTACGATCAATATACTTCTTGTACAACCCGTTAGTTATCGATTTGTCTATTCCTATATCCTTCAGTTTTTGAATAAATTCAAGGGTAAGCTCGACTTCACCGGTTTGAATCGCTTCGTCGATGACCTCTTTTCTTTTGCGCTCTGCTTCTGCTTTGTAAATCCTTTGGATAATGGATTCGACCGGGTATATTTGATTTGAATCAACGTGCTTGTACGTGTCGTCAAATTTAAACTCTATAGCGTGAACGGTTTTGAGGAACCCACCGTCTTTATATTCCGTTGTCTCCAGCTTTTCATGCGTTTTATTATACATGAGCCTAGATATTTGTTTAGCTGCTCCCTTAGCTACGTCCTCTACGCCGGATGCCCCCAACGTAGTTTTGAATGGGTTACGAATATAAAATGCCACCACCCACAACGATATTACAATGCATATGTCTGTGATTACGAAGTGGCTGTACCAGGCACTCCCCCTGTAGTTGTACGGCATAAAGCAAGCGTACAACATGAATATGGCAACCTTGAAGAGTATTAAGACGCCTGGTTCTCTGTATGTTTTCAGTGATGACATTTTTCCCCATGAGCCATAAATGTCCTGCCATTTTGCATGAAACGTTTTCTGTACAGGTCCGTTTCCAAATCCAAGTCCATTCTCCGCACAGCGTGTCAGCTCGTCCAATAACATGGTCATTTCACATTCGAACAGATCCATGTCCGTTGATTGACGTAAAAATTTCAGTTTGTTGTAAACGGATTTCCGGACACCGGTGCTCTTCTTCCACAATTGCTTTATTTTTTTTTGATTTTCATCGTACCAATCCCTATCGGATATCTCGTCCACGTTGACTTCGGTGAATAATCCAATAATTATATAGTCTTCGTCCACCTCTACTCGTTCAAAACATGGGAAGAACTTGCCCCAATCAAGTGTAATACATCGCTTGTTTGAATATTTGTTGACGCAACAGGATCTGGGTTTTTTATCCAATGAAAATGGTACGCGGTGACCTTCTTTAAATCGAATGGGTCGTTTCCTTTTAAAACAACACCATACGGTCTGACCACGCAAAACATACATGGCGGTAGACGGTATTGCGCCCAACAAGATACCCACGCGTTTGTATTGGTTCTTTACCGCCTCTTTTAGTATTACCTTTTTGTTATCTTTGTAATACTTTTCCTGATCGTACGTCAACGTTTCGAAATACATAGCCATAGCCTTCACGTCGCCCGTCAACGCTTCGAAGAGCTGCTTCATCTCCACATTTCTTGAAAATCCATTCTGTAAATCAAATGTTAACTTAAAGATCAAAAGGCTCCGTAACAAATTGTATATGTTGTCTGTGATTTCCTTGTCGTAATCCTCCGAAGTGTTCTCCCATTCTTTGGAAGAGTAATAGTACGTAAACAACGCGATCCATATTGCCGCGATAGAAGGTTCGAATATAACGTGAAACAAAGTTGCAAACGATCGGTAAATGAACCCAACACAACCCACGTCACCACCTTTCGCTTTGGCGTCGATCTTTTTAATTTCCCGTCTCATCAAACGACAGCCGCTTGCGTTATTTAATAAATGTATTCTATATTTACGCTGGTCTTTTCTTTGTCGAGGGTCATACGTTTGTATAAAGTCCAATTCTTGACGAATTATTATTTCTATATCATAGCGTTCGAGCTTGTTATTCATGTATTTGACAACGGACCCATTGCGAAGGTCATCCTCATAATAATACTTTATGTCATCTCCGCTGCTATATTTGTCGGACAGACGATAGGGTTCAAATCGGCATCGAAAGAATGATTTTTCTTTGATGTTGAACTGGTCCTTAAATTCATCTTCCAGAAGTTTTATTCCTAATGCTATGGAATCATATGTACAGACCGTTGTAGGGTCAATTACAGGCTTAAACATTTATTTATTTACATTGTAATTTTATACTACTTATATCTCATTTTACCCATCAGCTGTTTTCCTAATTCGTACTCCGGTACCCGGTCTGTCTGTGTGCTCGCTTCGCGTGTTGCTGGCTGCGTCTGTGTAGCTCTTACAGAGTGGTTGATGAATCCCAAGTATGGGTTCAATGGGGGCAAGTACAATATGTTGGTCGTGTCCAGGGCTCGCGACGTGACACTGCTATGGTAATGTAAGAATCCTAAGTGAGGCATATGCTTCCACGCTGGAATGGGAATACGATTATGCGACATCTTGTTTAAAAAAAAGAAAACTTATATATTATTCAATTGTTGTTATTAATTGTAGTATTACTACTATTAATTGTTGTTCATATTCACCTGGTTCAGGTTGACCGTGACACGTCTACGTTTCGCACGATGGACCAGTTCGTCTAAATCGTACGATATCGAGTCCGTCGCATGAACTGTCACAGTTTCTTGGGTGGACTGCTTCAATAGATCCTTTGGAAACGTCATCGGAGTGCCTTTACTTAACGTATGGTCGAGGAATTTCGTGTGGTACTCGATTGCTTCCTCTTGCTCCATGCCCAAACGAGTGATGCAACGCTGACTCCATCCCCATGTATCAGTGTCCATGTTCATGACCATCTTGTGATGTACGCCCAAGTCTTCGTTCCTTAGATTCATCAGGGATTTCACCCCATTCGTTTCCTGGTTCGCGTTACGTATCACAGGTGGGTCGCGATCGGTACATTTCAAATCTATGATTTCCATAAACTGGGGTTGGTTAATTGTACCTGTTTTCTCACAACGCTCAGGTACACCGGTAACCACACGACGCTGTAACGTCTTTTTGTGGGTGATACTAAGTACCGCTTCCTTGATTATATTCACATTTAAACCGATACGGACATCTTTGAACACGTCCATGTGAATATCAGTAGATCCATGGTTAGATACCACCGCTACCACCTCCTGCCATGCCTCGGTTTCGGTAGGGACACTGTAGGAGTCCCAACTCACGAAATCGGGTACCATTTCCATATAATCGTCCAGGTTGGTGTGCGAACGACCCTTGAATGGTAGTTGACACAAGTTGTGTAACACAGACTCGATATTGTGCAACGAAGGTTTACCCACGCTGTATGGAATCGCATGCTGAATCTTTTGACACAACTGCTTCTTGTGTCCACTGAATCGCGCGTATGAATAGTCCGTTACGTTCTGACCCATACCATCCTGGTCTTTCTTGTACTTTGGAGAACGCTTGAACAGTGTCCAAATTCCACGAATTGTTTTGCTCTTCGCGGGTGACAACTGAGGGATCTCCACCGCAACCATATGAAATGCACAGATCGCAATCTCCTCAGTACAGTACAACAACGGTTCCACGTCCAGTAACTGCTCCAACTCGAACGGTTTGCCGTTGTGCTTTCCGCCCTTGTAGTTGAACACGATATCCAGTGCATTCGTGATTGTCATGATTCGACACAGGATACGGTAACGTTCCACCGTACGGGGTGGGGTTTGAATAGTGTACTTGCGCTTTAAATGAGTAGAAATACCCTTCAACACGATGTCCGCCGCGTCCAAATCGATGTCTTGAATGATCTTACAGAAGATAAACTTCCAGATGTAGTACACCTTCATGTGCTGATCCTTACAGTAGAACAGGAACTTTTCGTACTGTTTCATCAGTTCTGGTTTGCCCTCCATGTGAAATGCCTTGTTCTGGTAATCGGAAATGTTCTTGTCCTTGCGAAAGATTCGTTCGAACTCACCCCAATGGAATCGGGTACGGACCGCCTCCTCTGCCAACGCGGGGTTGTCGTTCGTTGCGCCCATGTACACGCCGATCTGACTAGACACCGCGATTCGATTGCGACGTTCGCCGGTTTCTTCGTCACGTTCGAAGGTTTTTGTACGACATCGGTTACTGGTCAACTTCTCCTTCATCATTGCCAATGCCTCCTCGTTCTGGTTGTTTTTGCCGCTTTGGAACAGTCCGGGGGGTGCCTCATTAAACACAGTGATGTGATCGTTCTGGTCGCCGTCGATTGCGTCTGCCCGGGTCGTCTGGTACGTTACCTCTGTTACGGTGCCCTCGATGGACAATATCTTCATCATTTCGAAGACAAACGATTTGGAGGTCGCACTCTCACCCGTGTAAATACAATTCCAATGCAATTGATTCTCACCATGCTGTCGGTACGAATCGAATCGTCCATAGTGTAACTTTATCAACTCTGGATGCGCCGATGCCACGCACATAAACGTATCCAATCCCTGGGAGAACCAGAACTGAGTGTTTGCAAACGGGGACAACGAGTGGTCTTTTACTTCGAACTCGAAATTACCGTGTTTTTCGTACATTTCAGGACGCATATGTGCCAACCAACGTGCGATGCACTTGCCAGTATTTGAAATGTCCGCTTCTCCAGACACACATTGAACACGGAAATTCTCAACCATCATCTCTTGAACTTCACGACGATTGCTTTGGAATTCCATGCGGTACGACGTCTCCAACTCCACCATGTCGAACGCGGAAATCGCGTGCTGGTTCTGGAATTTACTTTTAAGACGTTCCGTGTACTCCAATGCCTCGTCGCCGTGACCGTAGTACAGAATGTTTGAATACTTTTGCTCGCCAGTGATCCAATCGCCAATGTTGACCATGGATGACCCACCGACGCATTCAAAGATGACGAAACGACCCTTTACCACGTTTTTCAACTCACAGAACTTATCTTCGGTCAATTCATACACGCTTCGACAGTCGCCCAAGAAATCGTCTACGATACACTTTGCCGGACATTCCTTCACCGTTATCTTCACCTTTAGACTGACGGTCTGTTTCTCCATCTCAATGATAGGGAGGTCTACCCATTGGATCTGGTACGATGGGAGGTACTTATGGTACAACTTCTCCGGTTCTATATCGAACCAGAAACGTTTAACGACAACAGTCTCGTCGGGAAACTTGTATCTGTGGGTGATGCCATCATGGTAATTCCATATATCGTTTTGGATCGCTACCGCATCTTTTATCTTGAAACCGGATACGCTCGTAGAGAACATGTTCTCTGGACGGACATACACCAATGCGTCGTCCATCACGGACACCTCAAACAGACCTTTCGATTCGTACAGGTGCTTAGATGACATTGTGTCGTTCATATACACATTCGCGATGTTCAAAATGTACTCCTCGCTCGTGCGGACATTGCGAAGGTGAGACTCGAACATTGGTAGTTTCTTCTTCGATTTCTTCTTTGCCGATTGGGTTAGGGAACGAAGAATTAGGTTGTAGTCTACCACACGGTTGACAAACACGTGAATGCGATCGCCCACGAACTTACCAGGAATTACCGCGTCTCGGACAGATTCGAAGAACACGACAACGCCCTCGCCATCACTGTATTGCTTAGGACCCGCGTCGTCGCCGGTCGAACCGTCTTGAACCAAAGGTTCGTCCTTCTTCTTCTTTCGGTTGTAAGTACAGATTCGCTGGACGAAATCAAGGAAGAAGAGGAAGGTTGCGCGATATGCAATGCTTTCTTGACATCCCTCCTCAGACACTTGCCAGTCTCCGAACACGCTTGGGTTGCTCTTCATCTTACTCCGTGGTAGAGTAAATACTATGTGTTTCACCTCTACATCGTTGTTTTTATCGTTAATTCGCACGTTTTTTAAGACATTGTTGCTTAGGAATGCCCAATCTTTACCTGCGTGGGATATTGCGAGTGCTTGTAAGTAATCAGACATTCTTGATAAAAAAATTGGCTAAATATATACATTAAATAATAATTATTTACATTTTTGTTTTTGTACTCAAGCAAGCTTCCCGTGCACGGTTTGACCCACAGAATATATTATATATATTATATTCAAGGACCTCCAGCATAAGGACCCTCGGGTTTGTACAATATTATTCATACTTATAGTACCCAATCACATAGGCATTTCGACCCGAAAAAATATATTTTTATCAGTTGTTACGAAAATCTCCGAAAAAGAATACTATATTTTCCGTACTCCTTCATAGGGATTCATTCTTACGAATGTCACATGGTCTCATTTCGACCCCCTTTTTCCCTCCCTATTGCATACTGCACTACATGGAATAGTATTACGAAAATACAATTACAACTCTACATAGGGGTACACTACAAGCGTTTTTTTACCTCTCACAGTATCTAGTGGGTCTCTATAATGGAGTTTTAGACTATTGTTTTTCGTACGGAGAAAGTGCGTTTGATAGGAATTTCGCTCTAGCATGGGCTTAGTGGGTATAACGCTGTGTACCTGTAGTGTATATAGAAATAGCACTACAATGCTGTGTCCCGTACCAACTACAGGTGTTTACAATTAGCCCCGCTATTTCAATGTATTATTTTTTTAGATAGTGATGGCTGCCTGTATACCTTACACACCAGGGACTACGTCACTTT